CAGCTGGTGCAATGGGTTATGGTAATTTATCTAATGCAATAGGTGCTGGTCAATCAATATGGAATGCTTATGAACTGGCTAATTCAATAGATGAAAAAGACAATCTAGGAATAATACAAAATGGTATTCCATTAGCTTTATATGGAGCTGGAATTGCTAAGTATATACCTAGAGTAAATCAAATGAGTGGAATAGATGCTATATCTAAGATCGGTAATGCTAGTGGGCTAGTATGGGATTGGTTACCTAATCCAATAATTGAAGCATTTAAAATAAAAAGAGATAGAAAAATTCAAAAATAATATCTCTTTTACTAGGGTATAAAATATTAATAAATTTATCAAACAAAAGTAATATGGAAAATCTATATCCTATATATCCTATACCGTCATACAAAAATGGTGGTATACACATAAAGAAGAAAAATAGAGGAAAATTCAATGCAACTAAAAAACGCACAGGTAAGTCTACCGAAGAATTAACTCATAGTAAAAATCCTATAACTAGGAAGAGAGCAATATTCGCTCAAAATGCTGCTAAATGGAATAAAGGTAAAAAGAAAAAATAATAATCTAATTGTACAATTATGGATAACGATAGTAAGAATACACTATTTGGTTTTGAAGCTATTACTGATATTTTCTCAGAAAAGGGACAGAATTATGTTCCAGAACAAGAAGAAGAATTAGACGATGAAGAACTTGAGGAACTCAAAAAGAAGTCAGCGGAGAATCGTCCAGCTACTCCCGGATCCAAAAACAAGAAAAATGAAACTGTAGAAGAAGAGGAAGAGGAAGAGGAAGTAGAAGAGGAGGAAGAAGAGATTGAAGAGGAAGAAATTGTAGAAGAAAAGAAAACTAAATCAACTTCTAAAAAGAATAAACAAGAAACTGAAGAGGTAGAGGAAGAGGAGGAAAATGAAGAAGAATCTTCTCAAGTTACTGCTTTGTTTGATGCAATTGCTGAGGAATTGAGTTGGGAGTTTACTGAGGAAGAGGAAGAAGATAAACCTAAAACAGTAGAAGAGCTAGTAAATTATTTTAAAGATGTTATTAATGAACAGTCTAAACCTGAGTATGCTAGTGAAGAAGTAGCTAAACTTGATGAATTTGTTCGTAATGGTGGTAGACTAGAAGATTATTTTACTGTATCTACAGATATTGATTTTGAGAATATAGATATGGATGATGAAAATAATCAGAAACTTGTATTAAAAGAATTATTAGCGAAGAAAGGATATAGTGATAAGCAAATCACAAAAAAGATTGAAAGATTCGAAGATGCTGGAGTATTAGAAGATGAATCTAAGGATGCTATTGAGGAATTACAAGAGATAGCAGAGAAGGAGAAAGAAAAGCTATTGGAGGATCAGAAAAAGCAAAAAGAGGAAATTATGCAGCGTCAACAAAAGTTTTTTGATGACGTTGTCGGTGAAATAAAGTCTTTGGACAATATACGTGGTATTAAAATACCGCCTAAAGACAAAAAGGAGCTATTGGCTTACATTTTTAAAGCCGACGCTAATGGTAAGACTCAATATCAAAAGGATTACTCTAAGAGCGTAAGAAATTTAATAGAGTCAGCTTACTTTACAATGCGAGGTGACACTTTGTTGGATGCTGCCAAAAAACAAGGCACTAGCTCCGCCATTAAAAATCTGAAAAACAGTCTAAGATCAACTAGTGTTAGTAAAAATACTAAGAGAATTAATTCAAGTTCATCTAACTCTATTTTCAGTCGTGCAGTACAACTACTTTAATTAAAACTAATAATATTATATGGATAACGGAATTTTGAATAATCTCCAGATCGGCCGTGGTAAGTGGTTTTCAGATCTCGTTGACGAGAACATGATTAGCAATGCAATGCTTACTAGACCGTATGAAGTAACTCGTGTAATTTCTTATGTATTTGGTACAAAAGATGATGGTTACAGTACTTCTTTGGATGCTATCACTGGTGGTCTGGGTAATGTAATGACAATTGATCAAAGAGACTATGAGTGGTCTGTAATGATCGACAGCGATCGTGCTGTTACAATTCGTTCTGCAAAGTGGAACGGTCAAGAAATTACTTCTGCAAATGCAGATACAATCATGGCAGGTTTGGGTAATACACCGATTATGTTGTGGTTAGAGGATAAATGGTTTGGTCCGGGTGCTATCTTGGAATTCGATGATAGAGAATATCAAGTACGTGTATCTGGTGCACCTTATCAGGATGGTAACGAGTGGGTTTACACTTGCTTTATTGCTGATGGTCAGTCTAACTCTTATATTCCTGGTAAATTGCTTGCTCCGGGTCGCCAAGTATCTCGTTTGGCTTCTGCTTATGAAGAGTACAGCGAAGAGGGTGATATCCTGAACTATAACACTCATTTCAAGATGAGAAACTTCTTGTTTACTACTCGTCTTGATTATGATATCACTGGTACCGCATATTCTACAGTATTGTGGATTGCTTTGAAAGATCCTAAAACTGGTAAGACTTCTTATTTGTGGTCTGATTATCAGGAGTGGAAGGCTATGCGTGAATGGTCTAAGAGATGTGAGCGTATGATGGTTTACTCTAAGAGTAATGTTAATAAGGATGGTTCTACTTCTTTGATGGGTACAAATGGACGTCCTGTTTATATTCCTGCTGGTCTTTTGCAGCAGATTGCTCCGTCTAACCGTCGTTATTATACTGAGCTTACTCCGGAATTGATCGAGGATTTCTTGTTCGATCTTTCTTATAACATCTTAGGTACGAACGAGCGTAAGTTTATTGCCTTGACTGGTGAGATGGGTATGCGTGAGTTTGATCGTATCTTGAAGGAAAAGGCAGCTACTATGAACTTGATTGATACGAAGTTCATTAGCGGTTCTGGTCAGGCTTTGGTATTGGGTGGTCAGTTTGTAACGTACAAGATGACTAATGGCATTGAGTTGACGTTGAAGCACTTCCCGTTGTATGACGATACGACCTATAATCGTATGTTGCATCCGGTATCTGGTAAGCCGTTGGAGTCTTATCGTATGACTTTCTTGGATCTTGGTCGTCGTGATGGTCAAGCTAATATCGTTAAGGTTGTACGTAAGGATCGTGAGATGGTTATCTGGAATACCTCTGGTTCTGTAGCTCCTGGTGCAGGTTATAGCAAGAATGCATCTACGGTACGTAGTAATGCAAAGGATGGTTACGCTGTTCACTTCTTGGGTGAGATGGGTATTATGATTAGGGACCCCCGCGCATGTGGTGAATTGATCATGGATGCAGAAGCATAAAAATATAAAATAAATACTTATTCATCGTGCAGGTTAATACCTGCATGGTGAATATATTTTTTAAATTATTATATTATGGAAGTAGTATTGAAATTCGCTCGCAATAATCCGTGGGCTGGAATAGCTAAGTATAAGAATTGTAAAGATTACATTAGCACATATTTTACTAGATCTGGTAATATTTATACAGGTCTTACTCAAGAAGATGCTAGAAGATTAGAAAAAGAAATGGGTTATGAAGAAGGTCATTTATCACCACAGAGTCCTTTCTGGCAAACATATGCAATTGCATTAGGTGTTAAAGATAAGGTATTTGATACATCAAGACCTGAAGATGAACTTGCATATCTTTTTCTTAAAGGACATAAACGAGTAGCTAATGGTATTAATAATGTTAGACCTACTCATGATTATGTATTAGTAAATCAAGAATACGAAGCAGAGGAAGCTAATAAAAAGAATAAGAGAAAACGTGAAGCATTTGCAGAATTTAATAAGATGTCACTTGAGGACATGCGTAAATGCTTACGATTATATGGAAGAAAATCTGATAATATCAGCAATGAATTAGTTGAAAGTAGCTTGTTTGATATTATTGAGAAAGATCCAGAAAGATATTTCCTTACTTGGGTTAATAACAAAGTAAGAGATACACAGTATATTATTGAAGCTGCAATTTCTAAGAATATAATTCGTAAATCTAAGAATATCTATTACTATGGTACTGATATCATAGGTAGAAGTCTTGAAGATGCAATTGCAAATCTTAATGACAAGAAGAATCAAGATTTGAAATTGACAATAATGAATGAAATAGAATCTAAATAACATGACAGTAAGTGAAGCACATATTGCATTTAAGATAGAAGCAGATAAGAATGCTGTTAACATTGGTATGTCTGGCTGTCCTTCTTTCTTACCTGAAGAGATTGATTATTGGTTATATACTGCTTACTTAAGTAAAATAGCAACTAAATTTACTGGGAATAATACTCTAAAATCTCCATTTGAATCTACTATTAAAAGGTTAGCTGATCTTGAAGGATTAGTAAGGACTGATAAAGGTATTACTTTATTAAGTGAAACTGAAAGTAACAGACTTACTATGAATAACTTTAAATCATCTATTACATATGGTAGTGATACACAGGATAAGCG